CTCAGACACCCAGTTGCCACTGACAATGCTCGCAATTGCCCTGGCTAGGTAGCCTGTACCGCCCCGTGGGTTGAAAGAGACCCTCAGCCACTCGCCTCCGATATTGCCGACGCTTTGCTTGCTCGGGTTAGTTCGCAGCTTGGATGCAAACAAGGCCTCGAGGGCGGTGTCAACCTCAGCCGGGTCCTCGGTGGCCGCATATACATCGTCACCTGTGTGCATGATCCGAAATCTCTTGTAGTTCGGCAAGACGATCCGCAGGTAGGCAGCGTTGAGCACGCTGTTGATGAAAGTTGTAGCCCGGTGACCTGAGAGTAGCGTGCCTACGACCTTATCGGCTCTCATACCCTTTGAGTCTTTCCAGTGCACGTAAGTGTTATCGAAGCTACGGCAGCACCACTCCCGGAGGTCGGCAGGTGCGTCTCGCAGAGCCTCCTCGAACACAATCTGCTGCGCCCGGTTTGTGTGGGCACTATTGAAGTCGTCGTAATCGATGCACATGCGCCACTCACCCCAACGTGCTGCATCTGAGTACATGGCTATCTGGTCTTTGTCCCCGGGGGAAAGTAGGACCGATTCGTTACGCCACACCCTCTCGATCGGCGCGAGGGCGTGGTGGAAGGTGTAGTAATTAACCGTGTCAACGCCGTAGATCGCGCGAGTCTTCTCATGCTCCAGTTTCTTCGACGTGCCCGCATGGGCGCTCGGCTCACCTCGCATGATGGCGTTGTCCACAGCAGCCTCAGCAAACATCCTCCTGTTAGGCTGGTCTATCCCCTCTGTTAGGGCCTGACCGTACGCGATCATCTCTATGCGGCGCGAGTGTGCTCCACTTTTGGTGTAGGCCCAGCGCTTAGTCCACGCGGTCTCAGGGCTCTCCCACCTGGGTTTTTTCTTCATCTCGCTGTCAAGTACCTCGCGGACAGCCCTCCTGAGCACATCGTCTTTGAAGGTCGAGGCTTTCTCGCGGACGAAGTCCTCCTTGTTAATCCGCGTCCTCACATCGTTCGGCATGTCAAGGTCATACGCCATCCGCCCGATCAAGACCCCGGTCTCGCAAAACCGCGATAACCAGTCGTTCTGCGCCGGGCACAGGGCCTTTGCCGCGTTACCGACCTTCTTGAGGTCGGCCGGTCTGTCCCAGCATGCGAGCATGCCACAGGCGGCCTCCTGGAGGTACCCATTCGACGGGCTCCCGCTGTCGGTATCGAAGGAGCACATCCACATGAGCCAACCACAGGCAGTATCATTTGCCATGCCCGCCCACCACCGGCGGTGGACTGCACCATTGACATCGTCACTGGGAACGACCTCCGGGCATCCATCATCACGTCACGCAGGAACACGTTAACTTTTGTCTTGGCTCCAGGGTGGGACTTCAACGGGAAGTAACCCCGATCATCGCACTTACCACTCAGTATGCGTTTGAAACCCTCCTGCATCACCGGATGCAACACCTCGTCCAGGTGGTCGAAGCGCCCAAGCACTGTCAGGGTCGCAGTCTCACTCCGAAATGATTCCCGGTCGCCCCTGACTGCAGCGCGATCCGGGTGGTCTGCCCCCCCACCTGGATCAGTACGGGCC